AGAGTACCGACTGTCCTGTTTCTTCGAGTCCGGCCATGACAATGATGAGGCTCGGCGGGGCGAGTTCGGCAAGGAGGAGAAGGCTGCGGCCCTGAAGAACGTCCGGATGATCAGGGCGTTCCTGAAGAAGTACAAAACCGCGGACGGCCGATACAGCAGTTGGGTCAAGAACATCTAAACCCGGGGGGCAACCCCCCTCTAAAAATATTTTACGAAAGGGGTTGCAAGGCCCCTTTTTTTTCGATTATTATTTGTCTACGGTCACTAACGACCGCAACACAGAGAAGGAGAAGAGAATGGAATACGGCGAGATCTTTCAGACGTTCATGGGCAGCGGCAAGCTCGACGCCAAGAGCCGCGAGATTGGGTACGCGGTAGTGTTCCGCGACAACGGCACCGACTTCCGTTGCTACGTTCAGAACACCCGCAAGATCAACGGAGAGTGGGAAGAGTTCGGAGCACCCCAGCGCAGCCGATCATTCACCTCACAGCAGGCCGCGGCTAACTGGGGATACAGGACCGCTAAAGAGCGATTAGCCAAGCTGAAGTAAAAGAGGCCCTCCGGGGCCTTTTTTGTTGCGAACCATTAAGGAACCATCATGGATCCAACATGGTTCCTTCAAGGTTCCCATATGGTTCTAGCATCAATCTAGAATGTCCTGTAAAATCAAGGCTTCACCGCAAAGAGACTGAAACTATGTCGGACGCGACGAAGAAAACACGCAAGAAGGCGATCACGCCTAACGAAGCCGCTAAGATCGAGGGCGCATTCGAGGCCGCAATGGCCGCCAAACGCCAGCAGGAGATGATTGAGGAGTTCGGGGGTACCGCAGTACCAACCACGCCGCAAAAGACCACTGGAAGGCCATCTAAGTACAGTGCTGCCGTGGCGCAGGAGATCTGCGAAGGATTGGCTGAGGGAACTCCACTGAGAGAGATCTGCCGCCGGGATCATATGCCTGAGTGGCGTACTGTTTATGATTGGATGAGGCGCGACGAGGCTCTTTCCACATCTATCGCGCACGCACGTGATATCGGCTACGACAAAATGGCTGAGGAGTGCTTGGCCATAGCGGATACGCCCGTAGAAGGGCGCAAGATCGTTGAGACTGATGACGGGAAGGTCATGTATACCCGCGAGGATATGCTGGGCCACAGGAAGCTCCAGATCGAGACTAGGCTGAAGTTGTTGGCCAAGTTCAACCCCAAGAAGTATGGGGACCGGGCGATCCTTGCTGGTGACGCTGAGAATCCCCTGCAGATCAACATTCAGGCTACTGAGATGTTCGATAGCATCCTCAAGAATGCCGAGATGACGCGGCAGATAGAAGAGTGACCTCCCATTTTCACCCTCTTTTTGAGGGGCAAAGTGGGAAATTGTCTCGATCGCTCGCCGGCCAGTACAGATGAAAGTGGGGAATTTTCCCAAAACCGAAGGTTTGCGGATTGTTCCTACCACTCTCAAGCTGGCGCAGGAGTTTGTTAAGGAGCATCACAGGCACAATCGGCCCCCAGTTGGGCACAAGTTCAGCATCGGATTGGTTAACGGTGAGGGGACTTTGATTGGAGTTGCTACAGCTGGACGCCCGGTTGCCAGACGCCTCGATGACGGCCTGACGTTAGAAGTAAACCGGACGTGTACGCTCGGTGACCGCAATGCCAACTCAATGCTTTACGGTGCCATCTGGAGGGCCGCCAAAGCGATGGGCTACGTCCGGTGCATTACCTATACCCAGCACAATGAAAGCGGCGCATCGCTGCGCGGAGCGGGTTGGGTGAAGGCAAAGGAACTCCCGCCCAATAATGGCTGGGACGTTCCATCCCGGCGACGTGATGACATTGGTTCAGCCGGGGTAGCGCGTATCCGGTGGGAGATTAACTGTGGCGAGTAAGCTGCCTCCTGACGTGGTCGCGCTGCTCAAGGACCCCGAAACTAAGCGACAGTTCCTAACGCTCAAGCCTGAGCAGCAGGTGGCTTGGGCATGGCGCATGAAGTGGCTTCAGGCGGCGCACAAGCACCAGATCCTACCCGCGGGTGACTGGTGGTCAGTCTGGCTTCTGTTGGCCGGCAGGGGCGCTGGGAAGACCCGTACGGCCGCCGAGCAGGTTGGTTGGTGGGCATGGACCCAACCCGGCACGCGATGGCTTGTAGCGGCTCCCACGAGCAGTGACGTGCGCTCAACCTGCTTCGAGGGGGACTCGGGGCTGATGAGCGTGATACCGCAGGCGCTGATCGCGGATTACAACAAGGCGCTCCATGAGATCAAGCTCACTAACGGTTCGCTGATCAAGGGTATCCCCGCGAGTGAGCCCGAGCGCTTCCGCGGTCCGCAGTTCCACGGCGCGTGGTGCGACGAGCTAGCCGCGTGGGAGTATTTGCAGGAGGCGTGGGATCAGATCCAGTTCGGCGTGCGGTTGGGCAAGCAGACGCGGATCATCTGCACTACTACGCCGCGGCCAAAGGACCTGATCATTGATCTGATCGGCCGGGACGGTGACGACGTGGCGGTGACTACGGCATCGACGTACACCAACCTCGATAACCTGTCTGCAAACTTCCGCAAGCAGATCCTACAGTACGAGGGCACCACGTTAGGCCGGCAGGAGATCTACGCCGAGATCATTGACCCCGAGGAGTCGGGGATTGTGAAGCGGGATATGTTCCGGCTCTGGCCCGACGGCAAACCCTTCCCCAAGTTCGAGTACATCATCCAGTCCTATGACGTGGCGACGAGCGAGAAGGTGCAGAACGATCCGACCGCGTGCATTACGTTCGGGGTGTTCAAGCCGCTCGATGGCCCGATGTCCGTCATGGTGATCGACTGCTGGCAGGAGCGGCTGCAGTACCCTGATTTGCGGCCGAAGGTAGTCGAGGAGTACGGCGCGGTCTACGGCGAGGGGAAAGAAAAGAAGCGGGTTGACCTGCTGCTGATTGAGGACAAGTCCGCGGGGATCTCGCTGATTCAGGATCTTCAACGGGCGCACCTACCGATCCGGGCGTACAACCCCGGCAACGCCGACAAGCTGCAGCGGCTGAACATCGTGAGCCACATCATCGCCAGAGGGCGGGTGTGGATACCGGAGAGCAGCAACAGGAAGGGATATGTGCGGGATTGGGCAGAAGGGTTCGTCAGCCAGATCTGCAGCTTTCCTGAGTCCACCCATGACGACTTCGTCGACGCCTGCACGCAGGCCCTGCGGTTCCTTCGGGATAGCGGATGGCTAGAGGTGGACCCGCCGCCGGACGAGGATTGGGACGAGGATGACTACGCTGACACCGGGCGATCGCGCCGGGTGGTCAATCCGTATGCGCAATAAACCTGTCATCAGAATGATGGGGTAGGCCGGTAAAATGCTGGTGGGCGACGTGCCCTAATCGAAGGAGGTGATCATGGTGGGTGGATTCTTTGACGGTGACGACAAGTCACTGGCCACGGTGGCCGAGCGGATTGAGTTTGAGGCCGAGCACAATGTCTCGGACTATTCGGAGCAGACGATTGAGAACTTCAACTTGACGGTGGCGTTGCTGCGTTGCGCAGGCGACATGGTCAAGCGCATCGACTACCTTCTGAACGGGGACGAAGACGAGGACACGTTTCTCGCGCTTTGGGCTGATCGTTTTGGCGTTGACGAGTCCGAAGTTGATGAGGATGCTGAGGACGAGGAAGAGGACGAAGAGGAAGGTGAAGATTACGACGAGCAGACCGACGCCTAACTAACGTCGATTAGGTTACCCCGGAAGTCCAGCATCCCTTCGGAGTGCTTCCGGGCAATCTCTGGCCACAGCAGTTGGCTATTGCGGATCGTTAGTACCGCGAACCCAGAGCGCCAGTTGGCGGGGTTGTCTTCCATGTAATCCGAGAACTGTGGACCGTCGGTGTCCGCTAATGTTCCGGTATCGACTCCCCAACGAGTTCCAGAATAGTCATCAAACGGGGTGCATTTCAGAGAATGCAGGTGCCCAGTGACGATTGATTTACCGGAGTTCACTGTGTTGTTGTGGGTGGCGTGGACGCCGTTTTTGTAGCGGTGCTTGATTACTAGATCGGGAGTGGGCCAGCACGTCCAGCAGGGGTGCCACTTAGGGAAGTGCTCTTTGAGGGTGAGCCCTTCAACCCCCTCGAATTCGGGCACGAATGAGCTTAGGCGCGACTCAAACCTAGCGTCATGGTTACCGAGTGGCCAGATCAATTGCGTGTGATGGCGAGCTTTGTGGCAGGCTTCCTCAATCTCGGTCATGGCTTCTTTGCAGGCGTCTAGCTCTTGCTTAACCGAGGGCCTCTGGCTCCATCCCGACCTCGGGTGCCTGCTGATCGAGGCCCCGTCAAATATGTCGCCGTTAGCGACTACCATGTGTGGTTTAAGTTCCTTTATCGCCCACAGGAGACCCTTGAAAGCAGTTGTGCGGATACCGGGCCAGAAGTGCGCGTCGGAGAAGACGATGACCGTTCCGTCCGTTATGCCGCCGTAGTGGCGGTACTTGACGAGGTGCAGTTTAGGCTGGTGCTGTGCGCAGGATGGGTTGGGGTTATCAGACGGGAGCGAGATGCCAAGCTTGATTTCGAGGTTGCGCCGTCTGAGGTGTACGGTACGCACGGTAATGCCGGTTTCGTCTGCAACTTTCTGGGGGCTGCGAAGCCGGTGCCAGAGTTCAAGAAACTCATCATCGGTGATCTTCATAGCGTGCCCATAAGTTGTGCAGACCGCTTGATACCAGAGGCTAGTATTGTTGTCTAGCGCACAATGAAGACACAAAGGGTGTTGACAAGATGGACCTAGATGGACTATCTTTTCTAGGTAAGGCGTGGAACCCCTTGCAATGAGAGCCGTTAAGCCTGATCCCGACCCCGTCTGGGGTGCCCAAAGGACACAATCCTTTGTGTGGTTCCACCGGGGTCAGACTTAACGGCTTTTTTGCGTTC